TTCGCCATATCCTCTTTGTGATGAGGATTATGGTATGGACCCGCCTTGTTGGGGGTTTTAGGATCGTTACGATCTCTTTCCTCTCGTCTCACGCGAACCCTTTCGATACTTGGCAATTCTCTAAATCTCTCAAGCAAGGTTTCATCAGACAGAATTCCCCTATCGGTCAGGTCCATAAGCAATTTCTTCTGTGCAGACTCATCAGAGAGTATAATACTATCAAAGTGAATTTCAGCAGGAAGTCTGAAGCCCATAGCTTTTCTGACGTACTCTATTTCCTGCTTCCAAAACTGTGCCAATATCTCCCGGCCATACTCTAATCTTTCAATAAGGGTTTTTAGAGAAACGTAGTTATTGGTATAACCACCACTAGCACCAGAGGCACCGGTAAGAGTCGGAGGAATTCCAAGTCCAGCATAGATACTGGTAAGAACTGGTTGATATTTCTCAGATCCTAAGAACTTGTAGGCTTGAGAATTACTTTCTGTAAATTTAAGCTCTGGACCCCAAACCAAATCCATCGTGCCACCGCCAACGTTGCTGGCAAGAATGTCTCTGATCTTCTGAAGACCCGCCTTTGTTGGAACAATCTTATGGTCATAGTCGCCAACGGTCCACAATCTAACCTGACTAATCGTACCATCCAAAGCCGCCAAATCAGCCAACTGCATTTTCTGCAACATACGTACATCGTCCAGAATAGCATAAATCATTGGGTTAGCCCAAAGCAGCCAATCGTCTTTTTTATAGTGGAAAAAGAAGGTATTATTAGGATCTAGAGGAATCCTTCTTTCGCCATTCTGCACCTGTTTCTGTAGATCCTTGGGCAATGTTTTAAAAACAGCCTCATTCGTAGTGGCGGTTTTTATCAGGGCTTGCTGGGTATACTTGGAAATATTTAGATAGAAACTAGGCTTGCCAACAGCCAACATACCCGCATCGCTAATATCTACAGCAGTAGGATTCAAAAAATCATACATCCAAGGAATTTCTCTGCGTGGAACCTTTTTAGGGTCAATAACAATGTCGGCACCAGCAGCACGCTTTAATTCGGCTTCTTTTTTTCTATCTAGTTTAGCAGTTCTGCGTTTTACAATGACGTTTCCACATCTGTAAAGATAGTTTAGAAACCTCTCAGATCTTTCATATCCGTTGACCTGATTAAACCATTTTCTATAAAATTTTTCAATTGTTTTATTTGGATGAACAAGCACCAATCCCTGACTGGCAAAATCACCCATCAAGTCAATAACATTACGGATAATGCCAACGCGATCATAAGCCTGCATACATGCAGCAATAATCTTCTTTTGGCGTTGAGGTATGGCTTCGCCCGGACGAAAGGCGTCATAGTCGCCACGATCAAAAGATGGCCGAACATTTCTGTTTGGCTCAATATCTAGATAAGTCTGCTTTCTACCGCCGTAGTAAGGCCCAATTCCATGAGCTTCCGACTTATATACTACTCCATCATAACCCTCTAGGTTAACATTGTTGGTTATTTTGTCTTTTTCGGCATCGCTTGCCCACGTTTGATAAAGAGGGTCTTTAGACATTTAGATTGTTTCCTTTGCAATACAATTGACGATATGATTGTCGATTACATTGCTATACACAATCTAATAAATATCCTGCGTTTTTTCCACGAACCAAGCTGGACCCTGAAACAATTTTTCACCAACGCCACTAAATGACGGTGAACCATCCGCAAAGCCGCCAAAAGCACCAGTTTCCAATGTGGTTTTTTCCACAAGCAAACTTCGAGCAGACATATTAGCCATAATCAAAGAAGAGTACCTATCCTTTCTGAGTCTACTCTTTCTGCCCGCACCAGTTTTTACCTCTGGGGTGTCCCATCGTTCTCGGCCCGTATTTGTCTGCGTTATAACAATCATAGATAACTCATTCTTGAGTTCTTCGATCTCCATAACACAGTCTTCCAAGGTGTCGTACTTTCTTCCGACAGACTTGTCTACCTCTAGAGCAATACCAAGACTAGCAGTGTCAAAATATGGGAAAAGCACAATCTTATCTTCAAAGTCTTTTCTTAATCCGTGATTCGCTTCCGCCAGCCAATCATACTTGGCAAACTGACACATCCGCAAAATATGAAGTCCGGGGTGATCGTCTGTGTCCTTGGCCTTTTCCTCGATAACGGGCCATATCGGTAGTTCTCCCGCTGGTATCTTGTCTTTGTCGTGCAACGCCTCCATGACAGCAATACCGCCACCCTGAGCATCCATAGCGATCTCAGCACACGGAAACGACTTCATTAATTCCCTGATCTTTTTTGCACAATAAGAATAAAAATCATCTTCATCAACAAGTTTAGACTTTAACTTTTCTTTGTGTGATTTTCTGTTGGTGGTCCAGCAATGTACAACCTTTCTGTGGTCTGAATTAACCTCCATAACAACAATGCTAAAGTTATCCACCTCAGACGCAGGGTCAACACCAAACACATACTTCTTGTTGGTGTCACCCTTCAAAGATGCCTCGAACACTACTTCGCCAGAGTGTGGCAGAGTGACTGGTTCCTTGGGGTTTGTTGTACAGCCTTCGATAAGACTACGTTTAAAGAATCCTTGGCTGTCGGTGGTAAATACAGCACCATATTCCATTTGATAGATACCAGCGTGAACTGTAGCCTTGGCACGACCAATTTGACCTGCGTCCATAAAACCATCAGGTAATTTGTTGACAGGAATACGAGTAACAGAATAGTGAGTGTAATCAAAATCAGGAGGAACCCTTCCACCAAAAACCTCCTCCAGCTTTCTCATGTCTCCATCACTACTAACAATTGCGTGATACCTTTTAAAGTATTCTGCAAAATGATTAAAGTCATAGTAAGCAGTACCAGAAAGAATAATCTGGTTTGATATATCAATATCTCCCGTCTTCGGGGCTGCAATAGGTATACCCAGTTCAGCAGCCAATTTCTCTTTAGCTTTTTGTTTTACTTTCTCAATAGGAGATGCGGCAACGGCAGCAAAACCAGCTACAACATTTTCAAAAATGTCACGAGGAATCGAGGCAAATTCATCGGCAATAATGTCATTAGCACGCTGACCTCTAATCTTGCTACCGTCGCCCAATGGAAGACATGTAATGGTACTTTGACCAATATGCATTACACATCTATCCACATCTCTTCGCGGGCCGCTGTTCGTCGAACACAAATCTCTGAGAACTGGAGCATTTTTCCAAATGGTATCCATATACTCAAACAAAACTTTCGACTGCCTAAAAGCGGCACCAACAACAATGATTTTTCGTCGTGGCATAAATAATGCACGTAGGAGGGGATACACTGAAAGAATGAATGACTTACCCATACCACGACTTCCAACAAGCATCGGAAACTTTCTATTCCACATTTCTTCCAGTAGTAATGCTTGGAAGGGAGAAAGTTCGATGTTTAGAATATACTTGCAGGCAAAGCTAAAATATTCTGGCCTCATCATTAGCCATGATAGCCTTTTGAGCAGTGCTTCATTGTCGGAATCCTGCATTACAAAATCCATAGGATTAAATAACGAAGATTCATCGACATCAATGCCTAGCCAAGCATCATCTAAAAGTTGTTGATTTGTTTTCATATTTTTAACGAATTAGAAAAAATGTGATCGGCAAAACCAAACTCAATCGCCTGTTCTGCATTAAGATACCAATCGCCATCTTTCATTTTCCTTTTTATGTACGTTTTTACTTTCGACAAAGAGTCTTCTCTTTCCTTGAAATATCTTCCTGTTCTGTGACATTTTTCTGCATAAATGTCTACCATCATCTGACAGTTTTGTTTATCCACTTGTGCAAAATTTTGAGAACTAAGAAAATCTCCGGTATGATCGCTAGAACCGTAGTGACACATAAAAATACAGTTAGGCATCAAAATTCTTTTATCAGCCGCCTGCATTATAATCGTACCCATAGAACATATTTGTGCATAACCTACGATGTTTACTTTACATTTAGACAACTTGATAGCGTCATAAATTCCCATTCCAGAGTACCAGCAACCACCTACCGTTTGCATATACACCGTAATAGGGTCCAACGACATAGATTGAAGAATATTGATATTCTTCATAAACATTTGAACCATCCTGAAATCCACGCCCGAACTCTCCGAAGAAGAGTCTTCTTTTTCCTGCAAGTAAATAATTCTGTTTTCTACATCTATGTTAAATGAATGAATGTCAGAAATCGAATCCTCTTGCTGCTGTTTCTTGATCATCTGAACCTCGGTCAAAAAGTTCTGTAAGTCTTTTAAATATACTATTTGTTACCAAGAAAGCGTTTTGTTTGTTACCACAAAAAATTATCTTGGTGCTATACCAGATCTCAAATTCCATAAGGCATTTAAGCAGATACTTGCCCGTTACTTTGACTTTTGATCTAGCCGCCTGCGGTACACGCGATCCTTCTGGATACTTTAACACATCATCCATATCAAATTCAAGAATCAGAAAAGAGAAGTGAAAATCCCTCATTCTTTCAATCTCTTCTTGAAACGGTTTTTTCTTTCTTCCTAGATTCATAGCAATCTCGGACACAGAGGCTTTGCGTTCTACACACACCACATCCTCGTAACCTTTGAGGGTATAGTCACCAGTATGCAATGTGCCAATTTCCATCCCCTCGCACTTATCATAAGGAGAAAAAAACCAACCGTCTTGCTCTCGTGTGTCCTTGATTACTGTATAATTCGACATTAAGTTAAGTCTTCCAGTCTATCATCTTCCAAGAAACGATCTTCCACAGTGCGTTTATCCTCTGGCGGGATATTTGTCCACTCTTCAGGGACCACCTCTGGTTGCACCGTAGGCCGAGCGGGTACGCCCCACCGTGTCAAGATAGCATATCCACCATCTCTATTTTCATATTCAATATCAATCCCCATTTGTGCAAGCTCATGTTTCACAGCGGCACACTCTTTGTATAACTTGGTTGCTGGTGCAAGAGGTTTAACTTCAACCCTACCTCCTTCTAGTAGACCGCCTCCATGAGCCGCCTCTAAAATATCAGCTTTAAATTTTTCACCGATTTCTGCTCTGTTCATTTTTTATTGCTCCTTACTTTTTCAGTAAAATAGTTTATGTAATGTGATTCATGTCCCGTTACCTCATCATGACAATGTTTACACAGCGTAATCCCATTGTCAGGATCGTATCTAAGGGCACTGGCCGAACTCCACTTCATGATATGATGAACATTTAACCACACCCTTTTACCCCTTTTATTACACATTTGACATGTATACTTATCCCTTTTTAGCACAGCATTTCGGAAGTTCTTGTAAACTGGACACCCGTAATTTCTTTTTTTTGACATCGTTATCTACCATTCTATTGGCTAAATCTGTAAAGCTAACCTTTCTTTCCCATCCTAGATTCTTTTCTGCCTTAGCGGGAATACCTAACAAATAATCCACTTCCGCTGGTCGGTAAAACTCTGGATCAATTACCACATAATCGCCCCAATCTTTGATTCCAACTCTAGCAAATGCAGCATCTAGAAATTGTCTGACTGTATAAGTTTCGCCCGTGGCAACCACATAATCGTCTGGAATATCTTGCTGCAACATAAGCCACATAGCATTGACATAATCTTCTGCATGACCCCAGTCTCGTTTCGCATCTAGATTTCCAAGACGCAGCTTTGGAAATGTCAAAACCTCCCCCGCTTCTGATCTGTATAAGTAGTCATCGCTCTTTTCAAGACTTTTTTTGTGTAGTGACTCTATGTAAACAACGCCACGACGTTGAAACTTTTGAAATTCGCCAATCCATTTGGTAATCTTTCTGGTTACAAAGTGTTCACCACGCCGCTCGCTTTCATGATTAAATAAAATACCACAAGAACCATGAATACCGTAGCTGTCGCGGTAATTTCGTACCAAATGGTGAGCAGCCAGTTTCGCAATCGCATAGGGACTTTGTGGCATAAACGGCGTATTTTCATCTTGATATTTCTTATAATCATAAACTCCCTTTCCTGTAGGATTATCCACCACAATCTCACCGTCAATTCCAATCATCAAGCTGGGATTTTTATCTACGGTATAGTTTTTACCGAACATTTCACTGGAACTTGCTTGATAAAATCTAATGCTATCTTTTCTAGGTGAATATCTAATAGCTTCTAGGATATTCAACACTCCACCATAAGTCACATCAGTAGTTAGGTTGGGCTGTTTAAAGCTGGTGCCCACATGAGACTGAGCAGCGAGATTATAAACCTCGTCGGGTTTCACCGACTCGATAATTGTACTAACACTAAACCCATCCGTAACATCGCCCTCAACGATGTTTAGTTGTGGCAGGATATGCTCAATTCTGTCTAGTGTATTGACGCTGACTCTTCTTGTTACCCCTGTTACTTCGTATCCCTTTTCGAGTAACAACTCAGCCAAGTAACTTCCGTCCTGTCCTGTAATCCCAAAGATAAGTGCTTTTTTCATTTAATATCCTCTTCTTTCTGATGATCCTCTTTTAACCTGAATGCCACACTTAGCAACTGCCCACTCTAACCTTTTCCAAAACCCTAACAGTTCCAACACAGCGTTAGTAATATTGGTCAAGGTGCAGTAATATTTATCGTATGGTTTCTTGTGATGTATTGCGTGCTGCTTTCGTGTTTGAATGATGCATGTGTCCTGCAAAAATATAATCCACTTGGGTAGCTTTTCTCTTGGTGTGTGATTCCAAGAATGTACTTCGTTGCCCAGACATCCCGCAAGCAACAATGTTAGACCAATCGGCCAAGTAAAGGCCCATCCATACAAGCACCAAATCACCAATGTTATCAAAAGGGCCGGAATAGCCGTTTGATAATTTCTGCTTAATATGCCGCTCATTGTCATTTTTGTTGGGTTCTCGTGATGAACTATATTTGGTTCTATAACGTTTTTGCCTATTCCAAAAGGCCAAGTTGGTACTCCGTAAGTGTCTTCAAGCCAGTGAACGAATCCAGTGATGAAGTCGGCCACTAAGACACAGATTATGATGGTAATCATATTACTCTCTGGGGTTAATTAATGTCTCCGGTGTTAAAAAGGGCTGATCCACAGTGCCATCTTCATATTCGTGATATTCTGACAAACGTTCTTTCTCTTTCTCCGCTGCCAGACGCATTTTTTCCATCTCTATTCCTACCCTTGAGCGGAAACCCGAATCAGTAGCTAACTGTTTCACTAAAGTTCCGAAGGTTTGCTTGCTGTCCTCAATCGCTTTGATACGCTGCTCTCTGGTGCCTTTTAGATCTTTAAGCATCGTAGCTTTGCGAGCTTGGAGATCCTTGTAGTCCTTTGACAGTGTTTCCTGTGAGGCTCGTAAAACTGCTATTTGTCGCTCCATCTGCATAATGTATTCCATGTCTCGTTGATCTTTGTCCACCGCCTTCTCCGCACTCACTAATCGTTCATACGTAGATATCTCGGTTTGATTCTCTTGTTGACTCCGCAAGATGCGGTTCATAAGAATCTCCAGCTTGATAGTATCAATGATCTGCATTTCTTCTGTATGGAACACATCGTCTTTAAACTGACTCCACATCTTTTTAAAATGGAACTCAAACATTTCTAGCTCTTCTTCAGCAAACTGATATTTAAGCTCTTTGTAGTATGGTTTGCTTTTTAGCTCATTTGCTACCGCCGCCTCTTTCTTTTGTTTGGCAGAGAAGCCAATTTTCTTTGCAATCCACTTTCTAACACTATCAGGATCGCGATCCAACTGACTTGCTATTTCTTCTACAGAAAGAACCTCGGCGTTCGCCTCGATAAACTCCATTTCTTCATTAGAAAAACGACCACTCTTCATGATGCGTCCCCCTTAGCTAAGTTTTCATGCTTCCATAAAGGTTGTAGATTGGTATAGTGATTGCACACGTATGGATCTTGATGATTTTTAACAAACCAACTCACAGGCACTATATGATCTATATGCCACTCTCCGTGATTACTCCAAGACATGCCATCCTTAAACATACCTTCTATGTAAGACTTAAAGAAATCTACAGAACACCCAAGGTATTCCAACGATCCCAATGTTTTAGACTGCTTCGTTATGTTCATTATCTTTCTTGTATAGTTTCTTACTAGGCACTGAATCTTAAAATTAGTGTCATTATTGTACTTTTGTCTCTTTTGTGCTGTTTCTCTTTCGCGTATTTTTTCTCTGTTCTCCATGCGATATCTACGATCTTTTTCAAGCACCTTGTTTTTGTTTTTAGCGTAGTAGCTATTGCGACACGTCTTGCAATCAGGACGCAATCCGTCAGACTTGCTTCGATCTTTATAGAAATCTTTGGCGAGCTTGTCTGCCTTACACTTGCTACACCTTTTCATAACCAAACACCTCGTATTCGTCTTTATATTCTTCCAAGAAAAACTCCAGTAAATCATCGTCAAAAAACGAATCAACGTCATACTTTGGCGAAACATTTACTCTGGGCAGTTTTGTGTGGGGGATTTCCAGTTTACCACAAATATGCTTCCAGTCTTCTTCTAGGTTCTCGAACCGCCCCACAAAATCCGCAAATAAATTGTTATCATAATCGCACAGTTGCCGTGTTTGCCTACTGCCACAAGTAGGAACAAAGACTCGGCAAAACCAATCAAACGTAAATTCGTGCTTGCCAACGGGCAGTTTGGTTTGCCTCGATAAATTTTCGTCGATAGTTAGCGTAACATCTTTGGGTAGCTCACCACCCTTCCAACCTCGTGCTTTTAATTGTTGCAGGAACAAAGCCACCATGCGAGTTTTGGGATTTCGCACAATGCCGAAGCTAAAGTAATCGGACAGGCCAATGAATTGGCTCCAAAACCCCAGCTTGGTATGTTGGTTGGGATAGTGGCCCAGTTCGTTGCCAACGTCGTTGGACAGGGGCATTAGCTCTAGGGCGGCCCCGTCGAATTCAAAACAATTGCTGGCAATGTAATAGTTGCCATCCAGCTTTCGAAAAACATTGCTAATTGCAGTACCGGCAGACTTTTCATTGTGGCAAAAAATGAAGTTGTGTTTGAGGTTTATCATGGGGCGTCTACATCCTCGCCGTTTATGATGCGTTCGATAACATCTATTATGTGGGCCTTGCGGCCTTTGGGAAGAGGGGTGTTGCTTTGGAGTTTTAGATAATCACGGCGAAGGTGGTTGGGGAGTTTGCGGTCTACGAGGTCGAGCATTTCAGAGATGTGGGCTTCGTTACTGGTGGCGTCGGTGCTGTAAACGCTATAGATGGCGTCGAGGCTGACGGGTTCGAGTAGGTTTTTTTTACGATCCTGAATTTTTTGGGCGGGCGAACCATAATCCATGCGGAAATAGTTGTCGCGTTTAAATGTTTTTAGGCGATTGTTGATGTGGGTGTACATAAAGTTTTCAAGGGGGCGAGCGGGGTCGTACTTCTCTAGGCCGCCAATGCCTATGATAAACGCCTCTTGCACTATATCCTCAACCTCATATCCGGCAAAGACATATTTAGGGGCGAGACGATTGGATATCTTGAGAATAACGTCTACAACTTCCTGTTCACTCATTCCTTCGGGTACAATCATTCATCAAACTCCCGATCTATTTTGTCGATAAGAGCTTCCTCCTGTTCGCGTTCGTCCTGTTCTCTCGACTGGGGTTTGGCAGAAAGATCAAAGTATACATCTCCCGGTTCGTGCTGGCGGGGTTCGCCAGTAAGGGGGTCGATTGCGGCCAACTCCTGAATGGTGAGGGGGCGATCTGGTATGTTGAGATCTTTTGCGATGGACTTTGCGAGTTCTTCTGTTTCAACTGGCTTGACACTCGCGTGCAAAAAGCCCTTTTTCTTCTTTTTAGACATAATGTGTATCCTCCTGCTTTGTTATAGGGTCAATTCTTTAAATTATACACAAAAAAAAGCAATATTGGAACAAATAGTTTCTAGTCGGAGTGGTTAGGGAAAGACATTTACAAATATTTTGGGTGAATTGTGTTTGAACCACCCCGGCGTTTTGTCAAGTGTAAAACCGAAAAAAAACTGAAGATAAAATTACCCCCTTTTTTCAAAAAAACACCTAAAGACTGTTGACAATCATTGCCGATAATGTATAATAGAGACATAACGAAGAACGAAACACGAAAGGAAAGAAAATGAGAAACATCGAAAAAGCATCCGCAAAAGTTAACGAACTGGTTCAAAGCGGAATGAAATTGAGCGAAGCGATTCGCGAAGCTGCTGCTGAGTTTGGCGTACAACGTTCTGAGTTGTGGGCAGAATGGGAATTATTCTAAAAAACTTTTTAATTTTGTCTGGATTGCTCTTGACAATCTTGCCGATAACAGTATAATAGAAGCATAACGAAAACAACAACACAAGGAGAATGAAAATGGAACGATCAGAACTTTTGGCTTTGGCTGCTCAAATCGTAGAAGACCGAGAAGTGTTGTGTGATCTTGATTACCGATTGTATTTAGAATTGGGACATCTGGAAAGCGATGTGCGTTCAGATGCTCAATCAGTTGTGTTTGAGGAATTGGACCGATTAGGTTTTACGGGAGTTTACGAGTAAGACCTAAACCCTTACCAGCAAACAACTTAGGGCTGGTGGGGCAGCAAAAATCGTCGTAAGTCCTTTCATAGCAACGGGTTACGTCATTTTCTTCGCACTGCAAATATCGTGCCAAAAATAATTCTCAAAATAGTTGAAATTCGTAAACCGTGTAACAGCAATAGGTTACGACCACAAAAAACTTTTATTTTGAAAAAATGAATTGCTACCCTGTTAATCATAATTAGTTTTTGCGGTTCTATAGGTAGAAGCAAACAACATCCAACGAAAGATAAAACAATGCGAATGATTTTTGATAGCGATTTCATCCAAGCCGGAACCAAAGTTAAAAACGAGATTCTGGCTCGCGTTATCAAAACTCGCAAACCAATTACGCTAGTTCATGGC